AATTAAAAAAGTCCCTCCTGTCGGGCATAGCCGACTCTAGCAATGCGGATGGGATTGTTTAGCGCTCCACTGGTCTTGGCGGGTTAGTGGGGCGCTTTCTTCTATAAACAGAAAATCTGTTTATAACTACCAGGTGGCTCGCTCCTGATTGAGTATGATCTCAAGAGCGCCCACAGCGTTCATCAGCTCACCCTCGGCCTTGCGGTAGTCGGGGCTCGAGGTCTTCGTGCGCTTGCTGATGTACGTGATGACCGTGGTGGGCATGTCGAGGTCGTTGAAGTCGATTTTCAGGGCGAGCGTATCGACGTACTTCTGCTTGTCGGAGACGAAGTTGCCGCTCATGCCCGACATGGAGAAGTTACTCTGGCCGCCGAATGTCATCGAGCCACCGCCGAAACTGCCGGTGGTCGCCTCGGAGCCGTCCACGAGCACGGAGAAGCCGCGAATGGATGCGATGGGGGCGTAGTAGGGCTTCGCCTCCATCGCCTTTTCAGCGATCAGCGAAAGACCGCCGGTGAACATCGCGAGCGTGGCCTTGCCGGCGATGCCCATACCCTTCTTCTTGACCGCCGCGGTCGCCCTCTTCACGCAGATGACGCCGCGCTCGGTGTCGATGGCGAACTTGCCGTAATCGTGCGTGGGCGTGAACTCCTGCTTGCCCTTTTTGGCGCTGATGGCGCTCTTGAGCTCCTCAAGGCGCAGCTCGCCGTTGCGCTTGAGCTCTTCCGTTTCCTTCCTCATGCGCTCGAGGTCGAACTCCTTGTCCTCCTCGCTGTAGTAGTCGTCGTCCTTCTCGTTGTCGTCGTAATCTCCCATGCTTATTCCTCCTTGTCGTCGGTGGTTGATTGTTCTAGAGAGCCAAGTTTTGATTGGTCATCTACAAAGCTAAGAACAGTTTCCTGCCTGGATGGATCTAATCCTCTGAAAGCCGAAATAAGACGCTGCTCTGATTCATCCAGTCCAAGGCCATCTAAAGATGAATAAGGGCTGTTCAGTAGGAAATCAGTACTCGTCTTGAATAGCCTGGCAAGTCTAACAAGGTCAAATGAGTTCGGCTCATTATTTCCCTGTTCCCAATTCCTATAGGTATTGATTGACATTCCAAGAGCGTCTGCAGCTTCTTTCTGCTTCATGTCCACGCGAGCACGTGCAATTGCGATCCTTTGGGCAATGAAAGGGTTCTTTTCCTTCTTGGGCATCTGAGCCTCCTCACTTAAAAGCAAGGCTATTGTAACCGAAAATCGGCAAGAAATATTTGAAAATCGCTTGCAAGTCACCGAAAAGCGGTTATTATGCTCTTTAGTAATTGAAAAGCAATTACTAATAACCGAAAGGAGGACACATGAAGAACCAAGTCAAATCTGAACGAGTTCGTATCGGTCTTAATCAAGCCGAGCTTGGTGCAGCTCTAAACCCGCCAGTGTCGGACCGTACCGTTCGCGAGTGGGAGAAAGGCAACAGTCCTATTTCTTCTTTTCAGCTGCTTAACCTCATCCAGCTGTTTCACTGCTCGGTTGATTACTTGCTTGGTCTGACCGATGAGCGAACTTCTCGTGCCAGCTAGTCAAAAGGGGAGGAGGAATGGATGCCTGACACGATCCAATGGACGCTCAACTTCTGTGCCGGCATGTGCGTGGCCCTGTTATTTGAGGTTGTCCGCATTCAGATAAAAGTCGACGACATAGAAAAGTGTCTCATTCCCCAAGACCAGAAAGGAGAAGGAAATGTCGATTGAGGAGCTTGAGAAGCGCGAGCGCGATGCCTACGAGGCTTTCATGGAAGCCGACTGGATGCACGCCGATATGCGCCTGAACGAGTGGCTGGATGCCGCCCATGAGCTTAACGAGGCGAAGGGGCTGTGATTGCCGATTGGTTCGAGCGCCACCCGATTGTCGGCTTCGGGCTTTTCTACACGGCCTACAGGGCTGCAGAGATTTTTATCACGACTCTGGTCACAGGCCGATAAACGACCTCAGCATCAAGGCTAACGCTTTGATTTCAGGCGCGAATGTCTGCACCACTATTTCACTGACCACTGAAGCGAGAAAGAAGCCGGCGGCTTTGAAAATCGCAACCCTCAATCGGTGCAAGGCATTAACAGCAAACGGGTTTACCCGCTGCCTGCAATGCTTCGGCTGATATGTCGAATTCCTCTTGATCATGCCGGGGACTATATTCCGATGTTCCCCCGCCGAACGTTTGCGCTGGTAGATAGCGCACTTCTGTTCATCCGCTCCGCACCCGTCTCCATCGGCGCCGGGCTTTTTGGCCTTCTCCTTGACGCCGATCGCAAGGCGGTACCTGTGTCGCCGGCTGGCAACCCCAGGCGACATGGAACGCAGTGACACCCATACCAAGCTGTTCCGCCTGACGAGACGGGCGCGCAGCGGATGAATGGAGCGACCTTTGATAACCGCATCCGCCATTTGCCGTGAGCAGGGGGAGCCTGTGACGGCTGCAATGGCTCGGCAGCTGGCTCCGTTGAAAAGCCAGACGGTCAGGTGCGATGCCTGGCAGTAAGTCTCAGCGTCGTGCGGTGCGCATCCGCTATCAACTCGTCGTAGACGTTTTCGATAGTTCTCTGTCCGTCCGTTACCACCAGGATGTGCACCCCAAGGCGCTGAGAAAAGAAGAGTGGCTCCGAGAACACTCCTTTGAATTGGAACGCAGGGGAGTGAACGGGAGCCACAGGCAAACACCCACCAAAGGAGGTGGACGCATGAATCATACCAAAAGCGCCTGGGCCAACCCGCTCAGCGAGTTCCAACAGACGATGGATGCGGCGGCGGAGAAGTTGCGCAACCAGCTCGAAGACCTCGAACCGTACTGCGGATCGCAGGCGCTCAAGTTCGCCGTCAGGGCTGGTCTGCAACCGCAGATGGCCTACACGGTCTCCGAGACGTCCAAGTATACGGGGGTCTCGGCAAGCACCCTTTATGCGGAGAACAAGGCTGGTCGACTGCCATTCAAGACGGTCGGCAGCAGGAATGCGCTCATAAGAGTGGTCGACGTCGACAAGTGGATGGAGGTTCGTCCCGATGGCCGTTAGGATTTTCGATTTTCTGTCCGACCGCTGGATGCGTCTCAATCCGAAGACGCGCCTTGTCATCGCGATGACCGTCCTTATCGCAGGGCTCATCTATGCCGGATGGCTCGAGGGCACCACTCCGAGCGGCATGTACTACTAGGAGGTGCCGATGGTCGGCTTCTTTGGATGGACCGCCGAGCGCGGTCGAGACGGCAGCTGGTTCGCGACCAAGTTTGTCGAGAAGGGCCCCACGAGGGGCAGCGCGACCGGAATCGTCCGCTCGCGCCATCTACTGGTCAACGTCAGCAAGGCCGCGAGCAAGGAAGCTGCGATGCGTGAGATCAAGCGTCTCTACGTAATCGGAGCGCTGCAATGACGGAACCGACCGAAAACAATGGAGAAAATGTGGAATCGAGGGTAGTTGTCCCTCGCAAAAGGGACAACTCATATTTCTGGCGCTCTGACGAGGACAGATACATCAGGACGCACAGGATGGACGGCTATCTGCTGCTGTCGGAGATGATGACGGGCCGCGGATGGCCGAGGTCTCCCGAAGCCATCAAGAAGCACGCCAAGAGAGTGCTCGGAATCAACCTAGGCAAATACCCCGAATCGGGGATGCACCGCTGCATCTCGTGCGGGAAGTGGGACGTGCGCCCCAACTCCCATGCCGGGCGGATGGGGCTTTGCCCTGCCTGCTGGAGACGAAGGCAGGCCGAGGCGATCCGCGAGGGCATGGACGAGAAGAAGGCCGAGGCCGAGTACCAAAGGGAAAAGAAGCGCAGGCGCGATGCGAGAAAGCGCCTGCAAAGAGAGAAGGAAAAGAACAATGGAAGAGACTGTGGAACAGGTTCAGGCGAAGCCCGAGCCCGTGAAGATCTCGGCGCTTGAGCTCGAGAACGTCAAGCGAATCAGGGCCGTGGCTCTTCGCCCGACCGAGAACGGCCTGACCGTCATCGGCGGTCGCAACGGCCAGGGCAAGACCAGCGTGGTCGATGCAATCTCTTGGGCGCTCGGCGGCAAGCGCAAGCAGCCGTCAAAGCCGAACCGCGAGGGCAGCGCCACGCCGGCGAAGCTGCACGTGGAGTTGAGCAACGGCCTCGTGGTCGAGCGCTCGGGCAAGAACGCATCGCTCACGGTGACCGACCCGTCAGGCAAGAAGGCAGGCCAAAAGCTTCTCGACAGCTTCATCGAGGAGCTCGCAATCGACCTGCCGAAGTTCATGGTCATGACCGACAACGAGAAGGCCCAGGAGCTTCTGCGAATCATCGGCATCGGCGGCGAGCTGGATGAGCTGGACAAGAAGCTCGGCGAACTGAAGAGCGAGCGCCTAGACATCGGTCAGCGCAAGCGCGCCAAGGACAAGATCGCCGAGGAGATGCCGTTCTTCCCCGATGCCCCCAACCACCGCGTGTCGCCCGCCGAGCTCATCGAGCAGCAGCAGGTCATTCTCGCGAAGAATGGAGAGAACCAGCGCAAGCGCGAGAAGGTCGGCATCATCAAGCAGCAGCGCGACAACTTGAACATGCTGTGCGACAGCCTCAATAGCCAGATCATGTCGCTCAACGAGGAGCTGAAGCGCAAGACCGAAGAGCTGATGAAGCTCACCGAGGACTACCAGACCGCGCTCAAGGACGCAGCCGACCTCGAGGACGAGAAGACCGATGAGATCGAGCAGAGCATCGCCAACATCGACGCGCTCAACCAGAAGGTCGAGGCGAACGAGCGCCGCAAGCAGGCGCTGAAGGATGCCGAATCGCTCGCCGACGACTACCAGAGCTGCAACAGCGAGGTCAATGCCGTCGAGGACCAGCGCAGGAAGCTGCTAGAGACCGCCAAGATGCCGCTGGACGGCCTGACGGTCGAGGACGGCAAGCTGGTGTACAACGGCGCGGTCTGGTCGGACATGAGCGGTGCGGAGCAGCTGCGCGTGGCGACCGCCGTCGTGCGCTCACTCAAGCCCGAGTGCGGGTTCGTCCTGGTCGACAAGCTGGAGCAGATGGACCCCCAGACGCTCGCCGAGTTCGGTGCCTGGGCCGAATCCGAAGGCCTTCAGGTCATCGGCACACGCGTGGCGACCGATGACACCTGCTCGGTCATCATCGAGGACGGGCGCGTGGCAGAGGGCACCGGACAGCTGAAGGCCGAGATGCCTGAGATTAAGGTCGAGATTCCCGAAGTCAAGATTCCCGAGGTCAAGATTCCCGCTGCCATGAAATTCGGAGGTAGCTTCTAATGACATTCCAGATCACCCGCGGTCAGCGTCCCCGCCCCCAAAAGGTCGTCCTCTACGGCCCCGAGGGCGTCGGCAAGACGACGCTGGCGGCTCAATTCCCAAGCCCCCTGTTCATCGATACCGAGAGCTCGTCCGACTACTTGGACGTGCCGCGCCTTCCCGCCCCCACGAGCTGGCAGATGCTGCTCGATGAGGTCACGTGGATTCGAGATTACCCCGAGGAGTGCGGAGGCACGCTCGTCTTGGACACCGCCGACTGGGCGCAAAAACTTGCAGTCGATGACGTGTGCAGCGCCATGGGCTACAAGAGCATCGAGGACGCCGGCTACGGCAAGGGCTACACCTACGTCACCGAGCGCTTCGGCAAGCTGCTGAACCTCTTGAGCGAGGTGTGCGAGCGCGGCTGCAACGTGGTCGTGACCGCCCATGCCATCATCAGCAAGTTCGAGCAGCCCGATGAGATGGGGGCCTACGACCGCTGGGGGCTGAAGCTCATCGACGGCAAGAAGGCCAGCGTCGCGGCGATGCTCAAGGAGTGGGCGGACGCGGTTTTGTTTGCCAACTACAAGACCATCGTCATCACCACAAGCAAGGACGGCAAGGTCGGCAAGGCCCAGGGCGGCAAGAATCGTATGCTCTACTGCTCGCATGCCGCCACGTGGGATGCCAAGAACCGCTGGGGCCTGCCGGACGAGGTTCCCATGGAGTACCAGCAGCTGGCTCCATTCATCCCCGTCCCGCAGCTTGCACGGCAGCAGCCGCAGGTGCAGGAGCAGGCGGTCGAGACGGTCAACGTCTCCACGGTCACGCCCGAGCAGATCGAGCAGGCGCGGAACATCCCAGACCCGTTCGAGCCGGAGCGCCCGGCATACCTCAAGCCGCTCTACGACCTTATGCAGCGTGACGGCATCAGTGCGGAGACGGTGAGCAAGGCCATCTCCACGCGCGGTTATTTCCCCGAGGGTACGCCGGTCGACACCTTGCCCGAGGACTTCGCGAAGTTTTTGGTGTCGGCCTGGGACAGTATGCGTGACTACATCAATTCCGGCATGGCAGCCGGTCGAAAGGAGTAAGCAATGGCAAACGATATGGGTCAGTCCTTTGGATGGGACGGCGAAATCGATGCGGTAGAGAACGAGTTCGAGCTTATGGAGCCCGGTGAGTACTTGGCCACGGTCGAGAACGTCGAGCGTCAGCAGTTCAACGGCAGCGACAAGATGTGCGCCTGTCCCATCGCCAAGGTGAACGTCCGCCTGGATAACGGTCGAGTGCTTTCCGACCGCCTGTTCTTGAATTCCAAGAGCGCTTGGAAGATTACCCAGTTCTTCGTCTCGATCGGGATGCGAGCGGTCGATGCACCCAAGGAGCAGAAGTTGAAGATGGACTGGGTCGGCGCGGTCGGTCGCCGCTGCAAAATCAAGGTCGGCACCCACGAGTACAAGGACAAGACCTACAACGAGATCTCCGAGTGGATGAAGCCCGAGGCGCAGGCCGCGGCACCCCAGCAGCACGTCTACGGCAACGCCAACCCCGAGCCCGTCTCACCTGCATTGCAGGGCATGATCAACCAGACCTTCCAGCAGGCGCAGGCCGCGCAGAACGGGGGCTTCTAAGGAATGAGATTCAACCTGCGTCCCTATCAGGAGCAGGCCATAGCCGCAATCGAGGAGCGCTGGGAAGCGGGAGACCGTGCAACGCTCCTCGTTCAGGCAACGGGCACCGGCAAGACAATCGTCATGGCGGGTGTCACAGAGGACGCGGTCCGCGATGGCGGTCGCGTCCTTATTCTTGCCCACCGCGGCGAGCTGCTCCAGCAAGCAGCCGACAAGCTGCAGTCATCCACTGGGCTCCGCTGCTCGGTCGAGAAGGCCGAGAACACCAGCGTTGGAACCTTCGAGCGCGTGACGGTCGGGTCCGTCCAGACCCTGTGCCGAGAAAAGCGCCTCCGGGCGCTCGGCAGGGACAGGTTCACGCACATCCTCATCGACGAGTGCCATCACGCCGTCTCCTCGAGCTATCAGGCGGTGCTCGACTACTTTGCCGGTGCCAAGGTACTGGGCGTGACGTCGACTGCAGATCGCGGTGACCGCCAGAACCTCGGCAAGGTGTTTGATTCCCTTGCATTCGAGTACAACATGCCAGAGGCCATCAAAGACGGCTACCTATGCCCGATCAAGGCGCAGACCGTACCGCTCAAGCTCGACATCTCCAACGTCTCGGTGCGCTCCGGTGACTGGGCGGCTGACGAGCTGGGCACCGCGCTCGACCCGTACCTGCCGCAGATCGCCCAGGAGATGAAGAACGCCGGTCTTGAGGAACGCAAGACGGTCGTGTTCCTTCCGCTCATCAAGACCAGCCAGAAGTTCTGCCGCCTGCTCAACGAGTGCGGTTTCCGCGCCGTGGAGGTCAACGGGCAGAGTGAAGACCGCGCACAAATCCTGAAAGACTTCGATGAAGGCAAGTACGACGTGCTGTGCAACTCGCTCCTCTTGACCGAGGGTTGGGACTGCCCGAGCGTCGACTGCATCGTCAACCTCCGACCGACCAAGAGCCGTGCGCTCTATTGCCTCGATGAGAAGACTGAAGTGCTCACGAAAGACGGCTGGAAGCTCGATGTCGAGGTCGGTGACGACGTACTCGCCTTCGATATGCGCACCGGTGAGACGAGATTCGTCCCCGTCATCGAGAAGGTCAGGCGAGCTCTGGGCAGTGACGAGCGATTCTGTAGCATAAAGGGGCAGTCGACTGACATTAGGGTCACAGATAGACACAGGATGGTATACGACAACAAGCGCCGCAAAGGATGGAAAATTAAGGAGGCACGTGAGTTGGCTGCCATGAAGGACGGCGCTTACATACCCGTCTGCGGTCACGGTGTGTTCCCCGGCGTGCCGCTGACGAATGCCGAGCTGACCTTCATCGGCTGGGTCATGACGGACGGGTGCATCAATAAGGCGAACGGCCAGATAACCATCACTCAGGGCGAGCAACAGAAGGAGTACTGCAATGAGATCGAAGAGTGCATAAAGGACTGCGGCTTCAAGTTCACACGGGGATCGCGGAAACGAACGCCGGACGAGACCCACTTCAACGCGCATGGCAACCTCGCCTACTGGACTATATCGAAAGGTGCCCCAAGGGGTAGCGACAAACACCTCAGCGGATGGGGGCGACTCGAACCATGGCTGTCAAAGGACATGAGCGTAAAGCTCTTCGATATGACCGAAGAGCAGTTCGACATCATGCTCGAGGCGATTTACCACGGTGACGGCAACAAACACTTCACCACCAGCTACCACATCGGCAAGGGAAACAAGGTGTTCATCGAGCGCCTCCAGATGATGGCGATTCAGAGAGGGTATCGGGCCAGCGTGTCTGTCGTCGAGTACAACGAGGTTCGCAAGTGCAAGCTCTGGACCATCCATCTCAAGAAGCAGGATTTCGTTAACGTCGGTTCGGTGTACGAAAAGCACGCGAGATGGGAGGTCGAGGAACGTTCTGACGAACTCTGCTGGTGCGTGCAAAACGAGCTCGGGACGCTCGTGACCCGTCGTAACGGAAAGGTCGCTATCGTCGGCAATTGCCAAATAGTCGGTCGAGGAACTCGCCTGTCACCTGAAACTGGCAAGACCGACCTGCTGCTGCTCGACTTCCTGTGGATGACCGAGCGTCTGGAGTTGGTTCGCCCTGCAGCGCTCGTTACGAGTTCTCGCGAGGTCGCGCAGAAGATGACCGCCATGGTCGAGCAGGCAGGATGCCCGGTCGACTTGCAGAAGGTCGAGAGCAAGGCATCTGACGAGGTGGTCGCCGAGCGCGAGGAGGCCCTTGCAAACCAGCTCGCCGAGCAGCGCAAGAAGAAGGCCAAGCTGGTCAACCCGCTGCAGTACGAGATGTCTATCGCCGCCGAGGACCTGAGCGGATACATCCCCGAGTTTGCCTGGGAGATGGCACCGGCAACAGACAAGCAGAAGGCGGCGCTCGAGAAGTACGGCATCGACGCCTCCGAGATCTCCAACGCCGGCAAGGCATCGAAGCTGCTCGACCGTGTGAAGAAGCGCCGTGACAGCGGGCTCAGCTCTCCCAAGCAGATCCGCCTACTCGAGCGCCGTGGCTTCCAGCATGTCGGCACGTGGTCGATGGAGGCCGCAAGCTCGATGATTTCCCGAATCAGCGCAAGTGGCTGGCGCATCCCGTCCGGCGTCAATCCTGCGACGTACGTACCTAGTGAAAGGAGTGAGTAAGATGGCGATCGGATTACCAAAGGACGCGAGCGGTGCGATCGTACCGTTCAGCACAACCATGATGTACCGCGAGAACGGTAACCAGTTTCACGTAACTGGTCTCTTCTACGAGGCGAGACCCGGCAAATGGCTGGCACGGCAGGGGAGTGAGTGCATCGAGACCAATAAGCTGTATGTCGACAGAAAGGACGTTTTGGTAAACAGGCCCAAGAAGACAACCCCGCAGAACGCAGCACAGGCCAACGGGGGCGTGACCCTATCCACGCTCCCCGAGTATGCAACGCTCAACGAATGGGCCGAGGCTTTCAACGTGAGCCTGAGGACCGTCTACAGGATGTGCAGCCTTGGGGAGCTAATGACCGTGAAGGTTCGCGGCAGCATCCTCATTTACCGCGACTCATCCTTTGTACTGCTTGGGCTAGATAGGTGATGGCAATGGCGAATATTGAGTTACCAAAAGATGTCGAGGGCCGCGAGATTCCGCTGGACACCAATATGCTGTACGACCAAGACGGTACTCCGCACGAAGTGGCACGCTTCGCCTACACGCTTTTGAGAGATTGCGATAAGTGGGACGTCATATTCGTCAACGGATACGACAGATATGCTTCGGAAATGCTTCTAGAGCTGCCCGACAGCTGGGAGAAGCTGGAAAAGGACTTAGGCATTGTCGAGGATTTCAGAGGCACGTCTTATCTCGATGGCCCTGCGTGCGCCTACGCGCACAGTATCGGTAAATCATGTGGCGAATGCAAGCTCTACGGAGGGACATCCTGCGTGGACAAAATGTGCGCCGACATTGCATCCCGCATCCGCAAGCTAAGGGGTGAGAGTTGATGAACATGGCACCCTGCTTCATTTCCGAAATGCCCGGCGAAAAGACGAAGGCACTGCTTATCGGCTTCTACCAAAAAGCGTGGACGCATGACGCATCACCTCTAATCGGTGGATTTCCCGCTGGATAAATCGCGTATCCGGTCGCGGTCGTGCTGCTCGAATCGGGCGATGTTGTTACCGTAAGCGCTGAAAACGCGACCATCGATTCACCCGCAGAGCTGTTTAGTCAGTACGCATGGATGGATGGTGAGGACGAATGACCAACAAAATCAAGCTAAAGCAATGTCCGTTCTGCGGCTCCACGGATCCGTTTCAATTCACCTGCTCAACAGTTGGCAGCGATGAAAAAAGATACGGCTTCTATTGCTGGAACTGCAAGACAAAAGGGCCGCAAGCACTAAGTGAAAAGCTGGCTGCAGAAGCATGGAACAGGAGGGTGCAATGACGACCAAGGCATCGACCCGCTACGTACTCAACAAGAAGGCCTTGCAGCACTATCTGATTGACCACGATCTCACGCAAGCAGATTTTGCCAAGACGCTTGGCATCTCGACCTCATATCTCAGCGAGCTGCTGAACGGTCGTAGGGGCATTTCGCTGAACATCCTGTTCTCCATTGCCGAAAAGACGGCCATGGACATACACGAACTCATTGTGGAGGTGGACGAATGATTACTGATGACGAGCGCCGTGAGGTGGCGAAGAGGTTACGCGAGATCTCATACAAGCCCGGGTGGTCACTTGGCGATTGGTGTTTGCGTGTTCATGGAGCCGTGGTCGGTTCCGAACACTGCCTGTGTCCCCAAGAGGACGTGGCTGTAATCGCCGACCTCATTGACCGCCCGATGTGCCACGACCTTGTCGAGCACAAGCAAGACCCGTTTATTCCCGAAAAGCGGATGGCCGACGGATACTTCCACTGCTCAAACTGCAATTGGGACGGGCAGCTTTGGGAGTACATCGGATTCGGAGACATGCTGGCCTACGAGCCGATTCACTGCCCGAAGTGTGGGGAGGAGATCAAGCGATGACAACTGAGGAACTGGATGAGATCACGGCGAAGCTGAAGCTGTGCGCTACTGACACTCTTGGCAGCGAATCCTTCCAGAGAGCGCTCGCAAGAATCACCAAGGCAACGGCAACGAATTGGCGCGCCGTGATGAGTCACATCGCAGACCTCATCGACCACGGCGTCTGCTACAACGTCTACAACGAGAACGCGCAGGACGCCTGCGACAACGGCTTCAAGTGCTCGGTCTGCGGCTGTACGGTCGAGGACGAGGAGCACTACCACGTGAGCGGCACGTGGAACTGGTGCCCAAAGTGCGGCAAGAGAGTGTGGCCGAAAAAATGAGTGACGTCTACAAGCTGACGCAGAAGAGCGTCTGGACCAACAATATCGGCAGACACACCACCTGGTATCTGCTGGATGAACACAACATGGGTTACTACATCGACTACGTCGATTGGACGATGAAGTACAGCTGTGGGTCTCCCAGGCTTGATTCCGAGTGCATGGCCTTCCGCTACAACGGCAAGAAGGACTGCGTGACCAGTTGGAGAGGACTCGATACCGTTCTCGGCATGGAACCGCAGGAGGCGTTCGAGACCGTCTGCGAGCACCTCGGGATAAAGGTGAGATACCTCTAGCCGGAAAGGCCGGAACAATTATTTCCCTCAATAGAAAGGAACCAACAAATGAATATCACCAAGCGTAGGGTCGCGTTCGTCGCGGCCCTCGTCGTATCCGTCCTGGCTATCGTCACGGTGTGCGGTCTGGCTGGCTGCTCATCGTGCAGCCGCTCGGTCAAGAGCGTGAGCAGCGATTTCAGCGGTGGAATCAACCGCACCGTCACGCTCTACGACAACACGGGCAAGGAGATCAAGAGCTGGCACGGCAAGTTCGACATTGAATCGAACGACCAAGAGATTTTCTTTGACGATGCCCACGGCAAGCGCGTGATTATCCAAGGCGGCATCGTCGTGAGCGAGGAAGATTAAATGAAGATCTCATCCAACATTCAAGTAATCCAAGCCCAGTTTGACGGCCCCGAGCTGAAGCCAATCTACGCCCACGGCGTGGAGGATGCCGGATGCGACCTCAAGGCGAATATTCCCAGCCCAATCACCATCGAGCCTTGGAAATCGGTGTGGGTCGGCACTGGAGTTCATCTGGCGATGCCGGAGGGCATGTTCGCGCTCCAGGCACCGCGCTCCGGGCTCAGCTGCAACCACGGTATCACGCTCGCAAATGCGCCGGGAATCATCGACCCGGGCTACCGCGGTGAGATTCGATGCAAGCTGGTCAACCTGAGCGATGAGCCTTATACGGTCTATCCGCTGGAGCGAATCGCCCAGCTGGTGTTCCTTCCGTTCGTAAACGCCGCGTTCATGACCTGTGACAGCCTGCCGGAAAGCTCGCGCGGCGAGGATGGCTACGGAAGCACGGGGGCGATGTGATGGCAGACCAAATGGGAAAGCGCTGCGCCACGTGCAGGTTCGCCAAGAACCCGCACACGGTCAAGAGCACCGTGGTCGAGGTCAAGTACCTGACGTGCTGGCACAACCTGCCGCACGAGTGCCAGCCGTGGAACAGGTGCAATTTCTGGGAGCCAAAGGAGGTAGAGCGATGCAAGTGATGGGAATCGACATGACTGAAGACGAGATTACGCTAACGAGGGATGCCGGATGTCCCGAGCACTACAGGGGCAATGGGTTCATCACGTGCTCCCGTGCCATGAAGGCGGCACTTGGCAGGTGGCCTGCCGCTACGGCGCTGTGTTGCACCATGGCCGTCTGGTGGTGGTGCTGCGCATTCAAGTACGTGTGGAGGTGCATGGTCAAGGGCAAGACGCTCGAGGACATCGACAAGGCAATCGACTGCCTTTACAAGCTGCGCAAGGAGATCAAGCCGTACCTGAAGTCGCAGATGGAGGCCGACCACATCGTCGCCGGCAAGAGCGTTGAAGATCGATGAGCTCGCCAAAGAGAGGGAAAGGATAAGACAAATGGCAGAACATGAGACCGTGCGCTCGACCGACCTGAGCGCACTCCAGGGAATCTTCTTCGAGGAGCTTGACAACCTGATGTCGCTCGACATCAGCGGCGATGACGAGGCGATCGAGCGCGAGATCAACCGCGCGAAGGCGGTCTCCGATGTGGGCGCACGCGCCATCGAGAACGCGAACACCGCCGTCGGCATCATCCGCGCACGCTCCGAGATGGCCGGCGCGAAGCTCGCGAGCGTCCCCGCGATGCTGAAGGCGTAGAAGCGATGAGCAGGGTCATGACGAAGGCGGAACACAGGTGGCTTCTCGACATGGCCCCGCGATTCCGCTCATGGGACGATCTCCTCGCTTCTTTTGAGTGCGCCTTCGGCTACCGACCGAAGCGCGAGACGGCACAGAGCTACACGTCCAGGCACGGCGTGAAGCTGATGAGCACCACCGTCCGCTGGCTCGAGCACCCGGAGTTTGACGAGTTCCTGCGGGAATTCGTCCCCGGTCACAGCCAAGGCGAGATCATCGACGAGTTCGATAAAAGGTTCGATATAAGGTTGAGGGTTACCCAGCTCAAAGACCGCGAGGCGACGCTGGGCCTGAAGCAGGGCACGTTCGGAGGCAGGTTCGCCCCCGGCACGGTACCGCCCAACAAGGGCAAGAAGCTGACCGACTACGTCAAGGACGAGGCGAAGCTGGCGAACATCCGCAGGTGCCAGTTCAAGAAGGGCGATGAAGTACACAACGAATGCCCCATCGGAACGGAGCGCGTGAGCAGGGACGGCTATATCGAGGTCAAGGTACCCAAGGAGGATGCGGACGACCGCGCCCACGGATGGTGGAAGCCGAAGCACCGGCTCATCTGGGAGCAGGTCCACGGTCGCAAGTTGGAAAAGGGCGAGAGCGTCATGTTCGGCGACCGCGACATGACGAACTTCGACCCCGAGAACCTCGTGATGGTCACGCAGGCGCAGCGGCTTTTCATCAACAGGCACAACATTCCCTACCACGATGCCGAGTCGCTGCGCGCCGCCGTCTCCATGGCGAAGCTGAACGAGGCGATCGTGACGACCGAGCTAAGGCCGCGCAAATGCCCTTGCTGCGGCAAGACATACAAACCGCAGTTCAAGGCGCAGCGCACCTGCCGCGAGTGCCTTGACTCGGGACGCAAGGCCAAACGCAGCTACGGATTCGTCACGTGCGCCAAATGCGGCGCGACGTTCGAGAAGTTGAGCGCACGGGGGAAGTACTGTCCAAAGTGTCGCAAGAAGAAATACAGAAAGGAGAAGAGCTGATGGAAGACCATAGCGACCTTCTGGACGCGCTATCGGCAATCGACCCGTCCGCACTCAACTACCAGGAATGGCTTGACGTCGGCATGGCGCTCCATGAGAGCGGGCTTTCGCTCGATGCGTGGGACGAGTGGAGCCGCAGGGACGCCGGCAGGTACCATGAGGGCGAGTGCGAGCGAAAATGGCGAGGCTTCGGCTCGGGGCAGACCAGGGTCAAGTCGGGCACGCTCGCCAAGATGGCGACCGAGCGCGGATGGGTGCCGCCGCGTGCTTGCCAGGGGATGGGCGAGGCGCTGTCGTGGGACGGCGAGATCTCGACCGCGCTCATCGACCCGTCATGGGTGGAGCCGGTCGAGCTGCCCGAGACCGACAAATCGGGTCCCGAGGAGCTCGTCGAGTACCTCGGTCACCTGTTCGACGAGGACGACGTGGTCGGCTACGTGTGCGAGAGCTGGGACCGCGAGGGCAAGTGGCTCCCCAAATCGAAGGGATGCTACTCGCGCACCGCCGGCGAGCTGATGCGCGAGCTGAAGAAGTACGGCTCCATCGAGCAGGCGCTGGGCTCCTATGACGACCGCGCCGGCGCATGGATCAGAATCAACCCGCTCGACGGCAAGGGCGTCGGCAACGCGAACGTCTCCGAGTTCAAGTACGCGCTGGTCGAATCCGACACGCTCGCCAAGGAAAAACAGCTGGCGCTCATGCAGGAGCTCCAGCTGCCGTGCGCCGCTATCGTCGATTCCGGCAAGAAGAGCCTGCATGCCGTGGTGAAGGTCGACGCCCGCGACTACAACGAGTACCGCGACCGCGTCATGCGCCTGTACGACGTGTGCCGCAAGAACGGACTCGACCCCGACACCCAGAACAAGAACCCGAGCCGCCTGTCGAGGATGCCCGGTGCCATGCGCTCGGGTGAGCGGCAGCGCCTGGTGAGCGGCCCGTGCGGCAAGGCATCGTGGGCAGAGTGGTGGGACTGGATGCAGGAGACCACCGACGACCTGCCCGACCCCGAGAACTTGGCATCCGAATGGGAGAACATGCCGGAGCTCGCGCCGCCGCTCATCGACGGTGTTCTCCGCCAGGGCCACAAGATGCTGCTCGCGGGACCGTCCAAGGCGGGCAAGTCGTTCGCGCTCATCGAGCTGTGCGTGTCGCTCGCCGAGGGCAAGCCGTGGTTCGGATGGGAGTGCGCGCAGGGCAAGGTGCTCTATGTCAATCTCGAGCTGGACTCCGCGAGCTGCCTGCACCGCTTCAAGGACGTTTACGGGGCACTCGGCTATGCGCCCGAGAACGTCGGGAACATCGACATCTGGAACCTGCGAGGTCGTTCCGTTCCCATGGACAAGCTGGCGCCCTCGCTCATCCGCCGTGCGCTCAAGACGCGCCCCATCGCCGTGGTGATCGACCCCATCTACAAGGTCATCACGGGAGACGAGAACAGCGCCGACCAGATGGCTGCGTTTTGCAACCAGTTCGACAAGGTCGCCCAGCAGGTCGGCTGCGCCGTCATCTACTGCCATCACCATTCTAAGGGCCTGCAGGGACAGAAGCGCTCCATGGACCGCGCGTCCGGCTCGGGCGTTTTCGCGCGAGACCCTGACGCTCTGCTGGATATGACGGCGTTGGAACTGACCGACGAGTGCACCAAGGCGCACTACGACTGGCGCAGGCAGCACGCGATCTGGGCCGCTTTCGACAGGTTCTTGCCGGAATGGCGCTCCGATGAGAAGTTCGTCGGCATCGACTCGGCTGACGAGCTCCAGAAGTGGGCGAACGAGCCTTCCAACAGCGCGCCGGGCGAGCTGAAGCGCGAGCTCGAAGCCATCCACGAGCAGCTCAAGGAATCGTCGCGCGGGTGGGCGGCATGGCGCATCGAGGGGACGCTTCGCGAGTTCCGCAGCTTCAAGCCCAAGAACCTGTGGTTCGAGTATCCCGTCCACCTGCCGGACGAGACCGGCGCGCTGGCGGACCTGAAATGCGAGGGCGAGTACGACCCGAGGGCTAGCCGCTCCAAGGGCAGGGAGGCGTCCCAGAAGGCCTTCAAATCGGAGCAGCAGCAGAAGGTGAGCCTGATCCGCGAAGCCATGGAGCGGTGCGCCGAGGACGGGGTTGAGCCGACAAGGGTCAACGTGCTCGAGCGCATCGGTGAGATCGAGTTCAGGGGCAAGCCGTTCAACATGAATGCGCTTACATACGCAACTAGCGAGAAGGCGAAGTGGAGCCCGTTCCGAGTGAAGAAGGACACCGATTTGCTCTATGACAAGAACAATCAGGCGCTTGATTTCGACGGCGAAATCGACCTTTCGGAGTAAGTTACAAATTAAATAACCCACGGGTAGTAAAGCCTAGAAATCACAGGTTTACTAGGTAGTAAAAGTAGGGTGGTAAACCTATTACTACGTAATAGGGGTTTACTACCCTACAACCCAAGGGGCTGAGTGTAGACACGTGCGTGCGGGCTAAAGCCGCGCCCGCACTCGTACGCGGGTGGCTAACGGTCTACACACAACCCCACGAGTTGTAAACGGGAATTCCGCATTTCGCCGCTTTTCAAATTTTTCGACAACTGAATCAAACGAGAGGGGTTCGTTATGAAATTCGACCCATGGACATTCGTCGGCTATCTGGTCGCGCTGGCATTGGTCACGCTCGGGCTGCTGCTCATCCTGTGGGGCTGTCTCGCCGTGCTCGCGCAAATCAGGGGGCTTTGCTGATGGCGGGGGAGTGGTCGGCGTTTCTCGCCATGCCCGTGCCCACCGTCACGCACAACAGCCTGGAACCGTTCATGCGCAAGGGCAAGCCAAGCATCCGCAAGTCCGACGAGCTGAAGGAGGCCGAGGACAGGATCATCGCCCGCATCATCGCCGCCGGCGTGCCCGATGAGCCCTTGGGCGGTGCGCTCAAGCTGACCGTCAGATGGTGCTTCCACGTGGCAGGCAACCACAGCCAGGGGGAGCCGCACACCGTGAAGCCCGACACCAGCAACCTGCTGAAGACGTTGGAGGACTGCCTGACCAGATGCGGGGTCATCCGAGACGATTCGCTCATCTGCCTCCACGACTTGGGCAAAGGTTGGTCGGACCCGCAGGGAATCTACGTCCGCGTCGAGTGCATCGGCTCCGATTCGGGGGACAGCACCGCGACCATTGGCACAGAGAAGTAACGGGAGAAGGGACACAGGCAATGGGAGGAAACAGCGCGGGCCGCGTGCAGACGCGAAGGTTCCACAGGCTCAAGGCGGAGTTCTTCGCCAAGTGCCAGGCCGAGCGCCCGGTGTGCTGGCTCTGCGGACAGCCCATCGACTACTCGGCTGACCCCGGCACGACAGCCGACTCGCTGACACTGGACCACCGCGTGCCCGTGAGCAAGCGACCGGACCTGCAGGAAGACCCGGCGAACTTCGAGCCCGCGCATTTCGCGTGCAACTCGAGACGAGGCAACGGCGAGCCGCCCGTGAGCCTGGGAGTGCTTAGCCGCAAGTGGACAGCGGACTGACGGGGAGGGGCGGTAGGCGATCTACCTGCGGGTTTGGCGGACTACCATCCGCGTGTGCCTTCTTCCTCTCTCCCCGCATTTTCGATTTGGAAAACCCGCAGGTAGAGGGGTGTTTTTGATTGATGTTCGGGGAAGATGCCCCGAAAAGCCGGCGGACGAGGTGATTTTGGATGAAGTTGGATGAACTTAAAGGCTTCTCAGATACGTTTGAAGATGCCGTTTTGCACGCCGACTGGCTGAGAGACGAGTACGGCAATATCGCCCCGAAATTCGTAGCTACAGTTCGTCTTGGGCGGTCTTTGGCTAAGAAGCTCGATAAGCTTGAACAACACGACTGGATAAACGCCGCCGACAAGCCCGACACGACCACCGTGAGCCAGTACCTGAAAGTCCTGGACGCGCTGAAGCTGAACCCGAGCTGCGATAAGTCCATCAAGGCCGAGCCGCAGAAGAAGAAGTCGAGCTCGCTGGCGGCATTCACCTCAGGATTCAAGGTCGTGAACGGCTGATGGGTGTGCTCCACGTCAAAGTGGAAGAGAAGGGCTACGCCGAGCCGCGAATCTGGACCAAGCCGCTGTACGAGCTCACGCCCGAGACCTCGCTGGGATTCGAGGTCATCGACTACGCCCGCGAAGTGCTCCACGTGGAGCTGCGACCGTGGCAGAAGTGGCTGCTCATCCATGCGCTCGAGCTGAACGAGGACGGCAGCTACCGCTTCAAGAAGGTCATCGTCCTCGTGGCGCGACAAAACGGCAAGACGATGCTCGCCAGCGTGCTTTCCAGCTGGTGGCTGTTCGTCGATTCCCAGCGACATCCCGAGCGGGTGCCTCCCCTGAAGTTCAAGATCGTCGGCACCGCCCAGAACCTCGACATCGCGCGCGAGCCGTGGTCGCAGGTTCGCCTTTGGTGCAACCCGGAGCCGCCGAGCGAGGCCGAATCGGAAGTCGCGATAGCCGATCTGCAGGAGGCGACCAACAAGGTCTCGGACACCAACGGCAAGGAGTACATCCAGGCTGCATCGCTGGCGCACTACGAGATCCGCGCCGCCAAGAACGCCCGCGGCAAACCCGCCGCCCGCGTCCTCATGGACGAGCTGCGCGAGCAGGAGAACTGGGTCGCATGGAACGCCACCTCGCAGACAACCAAGTCTTTCTGGAGCGGTCAGCTCTGGGGAATCTCGAACGCCGGCGACGCGAAGTCGGTCGTTCTCGCCGCCCAGCGCAAGGCCGCACTCAAGGTGGTCGCCAGCTGGGAGAAGCTTGTCGAGAAGCGCGGCATGGACCCGTTCGAGTGGGCCGACAAGCACGACAACGCGATAGGCATCTTCGAGTGGTCGGGCCGTGACGGCTGCGAGCTCGACAGCGACGAGGACCTTTTGCAGGCGAACCCCTCGTGCGGTTACGGCGGCATGACGCTCAAGTCGCTCAAGTCCGACATCGACGGCATGACCGAGGCGTCCTTCCGCACCGAGGTCCTGTGCCAGTGGGTCACGGCTGACGTCACCCCATACGTGGATGTCGAGACGTGGGAGTCGCTCACCGACAACGACAGCCGAATCCCCGAGGACGAGCGCGTCATGCTCGCTATCGACACCAGCGAGGACCGCAAGACAACCTACATCGCGGTCGCTGGCGCAAGGGGCGACGGCCTTGATCACGTCGAGGTCATCGCTCGCCGAGACGGCAACCTTTGGGTGTCGAAGTACCTCAAGTCCGTGCAGGAGGCGTGGGGCATCGACGAGGTCGCCCTGCAGTCGAAGGGATGCCCTGCGGGGGACTTCCGCGACATGCTTGAGGAAGAAGGATGGACGGTCCATGCCATCGAGGGCAGCAAGCTCGGCTCCGTAGCAGGCAGCTTCAAGGATGCAGTACTCGACGGGACCATCCGCCACACCGACCAGCCGGTTCTCACGCAGCAGCTCAAGTGCGCTGTCACTCGAAAGCTCGGCGAGGTCGATGTCTGGACGCGCAGGGCATCGCAGGGTCAGATCTCGGCGGTTGTCGCCGCGAGCGAGGCGCTCTGGGCGCTGCGCAACTGCGAGCGACCGGAGCCCAAGGCCAAGCCTTCGCCCTATCCGCTGACGATTATCTAGGAGCTGACACATGCGCTTTTCCGACCGCATCAGGGCGGCCTACGATGGCTTCACGGGCAAATCCGAGACTGCCGAGAATGCCGCCAAGCAGCCCGAGACCGCCGCGCAGCACGCTCTTCCGTCCGCGCCGATGATTCCCCCCGGCTTGCTCGAGGACATCGCATTCGGCGATTACGACCGCCGCGACCTGTGGGCCGCCGAGTACAGCGTCCGCATGGTGGTTGATTTCGTGGCGAGCAAGATCGCGGCGCTCCCGTTCCATGCCTACCGCGTGAAGCCCAACGGCGACCGCGAGGAGGCTCCGAATTCCGAAATCGGCAGGCTCATCGCCGACCCGAGCTACGTTGCGAACGAGACCCGCTACCGTCTCGTCCACTCGCTGGTGGTCGACATGATGCTCAACGACCAGTGGCTCATGCTGCTCACCATGGACGAGGACTACGACTACCGCCTGCGCCGCATCCCGTATGGTACTTATTCCGTGCAATACAACGCGCTCGCGGAGCCGACGGGAGTCCAGATCTCCCTGCCCAAGGGTCAGGTCAACTACGAGCTGCCGAACAAGAACGTCCTGCTGTCGCTCGGCTATCCCGGCGCGGTCGGCAACCCCAAGCCCATGTCCGGGGCTTTGGGGCCGCTGCTCACCGAGGCGCGCGAGCTGGCGAGCTACCGCCGCTTCATCGCTCAGAACGGCGGTCGCATCCCCGCCTACATCAAGCGCCCAGCCGGCATGGAGTGGGCGAGCGAGGACGCGCGGAATGACTTCATCCAGGGCATGCGCGCCTACCGCAAGGGCGGTGGCAAGGACGGCGGCTGGCCCCTGCTCGAGGACGGTATGGAGATCGTCACGGTCGACGCTTTCAAGCCCGTCGACATGGCCGACCTCGATGCACGCGACCGAATCGGCATCGCCGTGTGCAACGCATACCACATATCGCCCGAGAACGTTGGCATCCGCACCGGCAACAAGTCGAGCGTGGAGGCCTACAAGGACCAGCTGTGGAATGTCGAGCTGTCCCCGTATGTCGTCCAGCTCGAGCAGCAGCTGAATCAGGTCATCCCCAAGGCGGTAGGCGAGGAGGACGTCTTCATCCTCGCGAACATGGACGCGCAGCTGCGGGGTACCCCCAGCGAACAATACAAGGCGTTGAGCACGGCGACCGGTCGACCGTTCATGTCCCTGAACGAGGGCCGACGCAAGCTCAACCTTCCCGCCAAGGATGACGGCGACGAGGTGATCGTCCCGCTTAACGTCACCCAAGGCGGTCAGCCGTCCCCGCAGGACGGCGGCAATACCCAAAACGCCCAGACGGGCGCGAGCCCGAACGGGAGGTAACAAGATGAGCAAGCTCGATTTCCTCAATTTCGAGGTCAAGGCCGTCCCCGAGGAGGAGGGCGTGTTCGAGGGCTACGCCTCCACGTGGGAGCGCGACCTTATCGACGACGAGATCACCAAGGGCGCTTACGCCGAGACGCTTTCCGCCGACTACCCGGACGGCGGCGCGGGAATCCCTCTCTACTGGGGCCACAACTACGATTCACCGCTCAACTGCATCGGCGAGTCCCTTTCCGCCTGCGAGGACGAGAAGGGCCTGAACGTCAAGTTCAAGTTCGACCTCGACACGAATGAGGGCAAGAAGGCGTACGACCTGCTCAAGCGCGGCCTCGTGCACCAGATGTCGGTCGGCTTCCTCGCGCAGAAGACCGCTTGGGTCAAGGACGAGGGCGACCAGTGGTCGCACCGCCGCATCGAGAAGGTCAAGCTCTTCGAGGTCTCCGTGGTGCCCATCGCCTGTAACCAGCAGGCCGAGGTCACCGACGTCAAGAGCGGTCGCGCCATCTCCAAGGACAACGAGTCCCTCATCCAGCAGGCCGTCCAGTGCCTGCAGGATGTGCTCAAGAATGTCGGCTCCGATGACGATTCCGATGACGATTCCGATGAATCCGACGAGACCGACGAGAAGGCTCATGCACTTGCCGAGCGCAAGTCTGAGATAGCAGAAATCGCCGAATACCTCGGCGGAGCAGTCACCGATTAGGAGGACAAACATGCGCATTAAGGAGCGTATCGCCGCCGAGAAGAAGGCGGCACAGGACATCCTCGCCAAGGGCGAGGAGAACCTCACCGATGAGGAGTTCGAGCAGCTGAAGCAGCACGTCTCCGAGGCCAAGAAGCTCGAGGAGCGCGCCGCCGTGCTCAAGGACGGTGCCGAGATTCTCGACAACGCCGCCGAGGGCAAGAACCCCGAGCAGAAGAAGGAGGAGAGCGCCGTGACCGCCAAGAGCATCGGCGAGCATTTCGCCAACGAGCTGAAGGCCAAGGGCCTCACGGTCGCCAAGGCCAAGACCGTCAACTTCGAGACTTCCGAGTTCAACGTCAAGGCCGCTGCCGACGTGAACCTCACCGGTGGCGCCTCCGGAGTCAACGCCCCGTACCTCACCGAGCTCGACGAGCCCGTCTTCGCCGCCCGCCAGGACCTGCTCATCGTCAACCTGTTCGGCACCGGCACCATGGGCGGCCAGGTGCTGAAGTACCCGGTCTACGGCAAGCTCGAGGGCAAGCCCGGCGAGACCGCCGAGGGCGCAGCCGCCGCACACACCCACTTCCCCGACCCCACCTGGGAGAATGATTCCCTCCACACCATCACGGACCTGTGGGAGATCACCGACGACATGATCGACGACCTGCCCTATGTCGTATCCGAGATCAACGACCACAACGACTACGAGTTCGACCTGGTCAAGGAGGACAAGATCTGGAACGGCGACGGCACCAGCGACAACATCAAGGGCCTTGTCGCTCGAATCCCGGCTGACTCCGTCATCGACAACACCAGCACCGAGCCGCTCGAGGACCGTATCTTCACGGCAGTCACGATGATCAAGAAGAACGTCAACCGCACTGCTGACGGCCTTGTCATCAACCCCGAGGACTACAAGACCCTGCGCCTGAAGCGTGACAAGAACGGCCAGTACTACGGCGGCGGCTTCTTCCTGCCGCCCTACAACGGCACCGGCACCCTCGTCATCCAGCAGACCCCGTGGGGCCTGTCGACCGTGGTCACCCCGACCCAGGCAAAGGGCAACTGCGTGGTCGGTGCCTTCAAGACCGGCAAGGTCCTGTCCCGCGGCGCACGCACGCTGAAGACCAGCGACTCCCACAAGGAGAACTTCGGCTCCGGCATCACCGCCTTCCGCCTGAAGGAGCGCTGCACGCTGCAGGTCAAGTACCCGTACGCCTTCGTCAAGGTGTCCACGGACGAGAGCAAGGTCGTCTCTCAGTCCGACGATTCCGGTATCGCGGTCCAGTCCGATGAGCCCGCGGCCGATACCGCGGCCGATACCGCGACCACCAAGACCGCCAAGGCTACGAAATAGCCTCGGCTGACTGATTGGAAGGGGGCATCATGACCGAATCTTTCCTCGGCGACCACACCGACTACAGCGGGCTCGATGCCCCCATGTTCAACGCCGCCGCCGTGAGCGCCATCCGCGGCTACTGCGGGTGGCATATCGCGCCGTCGATGGAGCTGTCCGGCAGGGTCGGCTCCGCTGGCGGCAAGATCATCCGCATCCCCGCGCTCAACGTGACCGAGATCACGAAGCTCGCGCTGACCGACGGTACCGACCTTCTGGACGGTGCCCAGTGGAATGCAGGCGGTCTCGTCGAGCTTGCGTTGCCCGTCGAGCCGTGCCTGAGCGGCATCGAATACACCGTCGTTGCGGGATTTAATCCAGATGACGTGCCCGACCTCATCTCGGTCGCGCTTCAGGTCTCCCGACGAGCCGCCAGCGCCCCCGCGGGCACCGTGCGCTCCCAGAGCGTCAACGGCGCTTCGGTGAGCTACGCATTCAGCGGTTCCGGCGCGACTTCAATCCAGCTCATGCAGGACGAGCGAGAGATTCTGGACAGGTACAGGATTGCGAGGCTCCCATGAGTGGACGTCCTAAATCGTGCTTTGACGGATTCGGTCGACCGCTTAGGCGTCTTCGCGCCAAGGGCGAATTCGACCCGTACAATCCGCTCCACATGGTGCCCAACTGGGACGGTGAGGTCGATGAGCTCGCGTTCAACGGGTTTATCTCGACCTCCTCGTCCGTGATGAGCCCCGACGGCGCACGCGAGCAGGTTGCCACCGATGCCACGCTGACCGTGGCCGATCCCAATGTCGACATCAGGCGCGGCGACCGAATCAAGGACGGCGGGCGCGTCTACGTGGTGGATGTCGTCCCGTCTGTCGATGTTAATCCGTTCACCGGTTGGCAGCCGACCCTCGAGGTCGGCCTTCTGGAGGTCGAGGGCTGATGCCTGCAGCAGGTCAGACAAAGGTCAAGTTCAACGACAAGTTCTTCGACGACATCCTCCACAGCGCGGGTGTCGAGAGCATGTGCCTGTCCAAGGCGCAGCAGGCGCTCGCGAACATCCGCGCGACGGCGCCTGTCGATACCGGCGCGTACCGCAACGGTTTTCAAATCGAGGTCCATAAGTCGGCGTACCGTAACTCCTATCGCGTGGTCGGCCATGACTGGAAGACGATTTTGCTCGAATGCAAGGGCGGCTATCTCGCCCGCGCCCTGAAAGCGGTGAAGTAGATGCAGATGGTTGTTCCTCCCGATCTGGAGCTTTTCCTTTGCGGGTATCTCCGCGCCGTGCTCGGCAGCAAGTCGATAAACATCGAGGTCGGCAACCGCGAGACCTCGAGCTATGACGGCTCCACTCCGTATTGCGTGGTTCGCGATGACGGCGGGCAGAAGACGGGCCTCACCACCTTCGACCGTTCGGTCGGCGTCTCGATCTATGCGGGGAACCGGCAGAGCACACTACAGGCCGGAGAGCTTGCCAGACGTGCCTTCGCCGCGCTCACGTCCCCGACCATCGCCTATGAGAAGGGGTCTCCCATCGCAGCTGTCATCGATGACGGATGCAACGGCCCGTATCGCGTGACGGACCAGCACGATTCGAGCAAATGCTACATGACGGTCGAGTATTCGGTCGTCGGTGCAATTGAGGATTAAGGTTAGGGCTTTGCCCTGGAAAGGAGCCTGCAATGGCTAAAGACAAGCAGGGTAACGACCTCGCAAACGTAGGCGTGCCCGTAACCGGTGCGATTTGCATCGTCCCGTACGCCGAGGACAACGTCATCACCCGCACCATGATCAGTAAGAAGAACGCCACGCCGAAGCTGCCCGAGGTGTATGCTCGCGCCACCTCCTGCCTCGGTCTCATCGCCAATGACGGCGCGCCGCAGGACTCGACCGAGACCGGCGACCCCATTGAATTCTGGCAGGGTGGCTACACGCTCAACGGCGACACCACCATCTATACAGCCTTCACAATTGCCGAGGATAACGACCTTTCCCGCGAGTTCTGCCTCGGCGAGAAGCCCGATGCCGACGGCGTCATTGCGGTCGACACCTTCACGCCTGATAAAAAGTGGATGGCGTATGAGGAGATCACCTACAAGAACGGCAATGTCGACCGACGCGCCGGTGTAATCCAGGTTACCGCCAACGAGCCCGGTCAGGCAGAGCGCGGTTCCGTCTTCGGTCGAGCCGTAACCGTCAAGTGGGTGCGCGACGATCTCTACGAGGGCAAGGCCTACATCGAGGCTCACTGCACGCCCGCCGATGTCACGGTAGCCGCCTCTTCTGCCGCCACTGGCAAGAATTCCTAATCGAAACACAGCTTTCCCTTCTCTTGTTGGGCATCGCGCTTCGGCGCGGTGCCCTTTTTTATCGGGGGACCCCGGCCGAACAATGTCCATGTCGTAAGAGGCCATTCGAGAGAAGGGAAAGTCGAGATGGCTGAAGAGAAAGAGTTCGAGCCGACCATCGAGGACTTCGAGAACTGGACCGATGAGAAGGAGCAGGCCGAGTTCGAGCGCATCGCCGATGCGAACAAGGTCATGTATGTGATCGGCGACAACACGCTGTTCGTCCGCACGTCTGCCGACAACATCTACCGCCTGCCCATGTGCCCGAGCTACGCCGAGGTGTCCGCTATCCAGAACGGCACCGATGACGATGCCCTCGAGCACCTTTGCTCGCTCATCGAGGGCGGTAAGGGCGGCACCGATGCCGTCGAGCGCTTCAAGGCCGAGCCTATCCAGACGATGGTCAAGATTCTCGAGGTATTCGGCGAGAAGTTGGCTAAGACCCAGGGAGCGACCCTGGGGGAATAGCCGGCTTCATCGCCGAGCTGAAGGAGCACGAGGACGCCGCGAGGGCAGATTTCGCGGCAAGGGGATGGAGCCTGCAGGCCGACCTCGGAAGCAGGCTCCGCTATGCGGACGCGATTGCGCTGTTTAGGGCGCTCTCGGAAGATCCGGCGACCTCAACTGGGGCGCACGTGGCCGGGCTTAAATATCCGACCAGCTTCGCCGACATGTTCACCGTGGCGGCGCTGACGCAGAACAAGTTCCCATCTCCCATCCCGACCGAAGAGGAGCAGTTCCGAGCTGCCTCCTTCAAGGCCTCTGGCGATGAAGCGCAGAAGGCGGCAGAGAACATGGCGCCGCTGTTCGCTTCGCTTTACGAGTAACGAGATCGGGGGAGATCGCGCATGTCATCTGAGGTCGGTTCCGCACATATTTCGATTTTTCCCGTGATGACGGGCTTCCGATCAAAGGTCAACAAAGAGGTAAAGTCGACCGGCGACGAAGCCAGCAATTCTTTCAAAAATGCATTCAAAAACGCCGGCGGCATCAGCGGTCGGCAGCTCGGAAAGCAGCTGAAAGAATCCTTCGCCGCATCCTCCAAGGGCCTTGCCGACGATGCCCTCAAGGTCTTCACCGATGATGTCAAGGCCGCGACCAACGAGCTGAGCAAGGCCCACATGAAGCAGGCCGACGATGCCGGCAAGGTCCGTGTGGCCGAGATGCGCCTGCAGGATGCCATCGCCAAGTACGGCGAGGGCTCCACGCAGGCAGTCGCCGCCGAAGAGCGCCTTGCATCAGCCCGCCGCAAGTCCGAGCAGAGCACGGCTGCTGTTAAGGCAGCTACCGAAAAGCTGAATATCGCCAACGAGTCCGCCGCCAAGGCGCAACAGGAGTTGGCTCAATACACGAATCAATCGTCCAACGCCTTCGCCCGCGCCGCCAAGAACTTCCTTGCCGGTGCCAGGTCACTGGACGCAGGCAAGGACTCCGCCACCGGCATGGCCGGCGCTCTGGGTTCCCTCGTGCGTGCCGCATCCGGCATCGACATGTGGGGGCCGATTGCGGCAAAGGCGACAGCCGGTCTCGCCAAGGTGAAGGCATCAATCGCCGACTTCGCCAGCAGCGCCAAGAACAAGATGCAGATTGCCGCAGCCGAGATCGGAAACGCCATCTCGGACGGCCTGTCACGCGCCGGCAGCAAGGTGCAGACGGTCGTCGGCAACATCGCGTCCAGGCTTCCGCAGCCGATTAAAAGCGTCTGCTCGACCGCGCACACGTGGTTCTCCAATATCGAGACAGCCGCCAAATCCGCATTCGATAAGCTGCCGGATGTCGCCAAGACCGGCATCGAGGGCGCGAAGAGCGCCGTCTCCGCCGGCATGTCCGCAATCGGCAGTATCTGCTCTTCCGCAGCCAGCGCATTCAAGGGCATCTCCATTGCCATCGTCGGCGTGGGTGCCGGCGCTACTCTCGCACTCGGCAAACTTGCTGCAACAGGCGGATTCAACCGCGCCCTCAGCATCGAGGACGCGCGTGCGAAGCTGAAGGGCCTCGGCCACGATGCCGGCAGCATTGACGAGATCATGAACAACGCCCTGGCTTCGGTCAAGGGCACCGCCTACGGCTTGGGAGACGCGGCCACCACTGCGTCTCAGCTCGTGGCGTCCGGCGTCAAGCAGGGCGACCAGCTCACGAGTGTCCTCAAGACGGTCGGCGATTCCGCGCAAATCTCTGGTCGAGACTTCACGGAGATGGGTTCCATCTTCTCCAAGGTCGCCGCATCCAACAAGCTGCAGGGCGAGCAGGTCAACCAGATCCTCGACTCGGGCATCCCCATCCTCCAATTCCTCGCCAAGCACTACGGCATCACCGCCGAGGAGGCCCAGAAGATGGTTTCCTCCGGCAAGGTCGACTTCGAGAACTTCGCGGCCGCCATGCAGGAGAACCTCGGTGGAGCCGCGCAGTCTGCGGGCACCACGTTCAAGGGCGCGATGGCTAACGTCAAGGCCGCTTTCAGCCGTCTCGGCGAGAAAGCGCTGACGCCGGTCCTGAACGGCCTGCGCGATGTGTTCAATGCTGCGATTCCGCTCGTCGATGCCGTGACTTCCAAGCTGACTCCCGTCTTCGAGCAGTGGGGGGACCTCGTCTCCAACACCATCGCACCGATGATCGTGGATGCTTTCGAGAAGATAACCGCCGTTCTCAACGGAGATAGCTTCTCGGGCTTCTCCAGCGGCATTCTCGCCACAATCCCAGTGGTCGGCTCCCTGGTTGCCGCCATGGGAGGCACGGGGCTTCTCGGAACCATCGGTAATCTTCTTACCAACATTCCTCTCGTCGGCCCGGCGCTGGCCGGTATCGCTAGCGAGTCTTCGCTCCTCGGCAGCGCGATTGAGTTGCTCGGAGGCCCCGTCGGCATCGTGCTGTCGCTTCTCGCCGGCTTGGTCATGATCAGTCCCAAGTTGCAGCAGACCCTCGGTCAGGTGGCCGGCACGGTCGGCTCATCGCTTCTCGGCGCATTCACCACCCTTGCCCCTGTCCTGCAGGATATTTTCGGCAAGTTGGTCCAGGCTGCTTCGGAAATTTTCCCGGTGCTCGAGGACTGCCTGAGCCAGCTTTTCTCGGTGGTCGGTGAAGTTGTCGCCCAGCTGGTTCCGGTCGCCGCGAGCGTCCTTCAGCCGATCCTCGAATTCATCTCTCAGCTGATTGAGCCGCTGACGAATATCGTCACAACGATTCTGCCTCCGCTGACCTCGATTCTCTCCAGTCTGGTCGAGCTGGTTGGCAGCGTCCTGACGTTCATCATGCAGCTGGTCGCCGGCATCCATTCGTTTCTGATGCCGATTATCCTCGCTGTCGTTCAGGGCGTTTCCGATCTGCTCACCCAGTGCAGCCCGTGGCTCGACCAGCTGGGTACCGCTTTTGAGTCCACGGTCGACCTGATCGGCAGCGTCCTCGGGATTGCCGGCTCGTGCCTGAGCCAATTTCTGTCTGTGGCGGGTTCCGTCGTCGCCGGCGTGGTCCAGTGGATTGTCGGTTCTCTGCAGCCTACTTTCGCCGCTATGGCGCCGTTCATTTCGGGAATCGTCTCTGCGGTCAATCAGGTGATCACCTCAATCGGGCAGATCGTGCAGGGTGTCGTCGGCTTGGTGCAGGGCATCATCTCCGGCAACTGGTCCCAGGCATGGTCGAGCTGCCAGCAGATCGCCAGCGGCGCGGTCGGTGCGCTCGGTGGAATCCTGCGGGGCATCTACAACGCTGCTATGGCGGCGGTCTCCGGCGCCGGCACATGGCTGGTCAATGCCGGCAGCCAGATTATCTCAGGCCTTTGGAACGGCATCTCAGGTGCAATCGGTGGCCTGTACAGCAACATCAAGGGCGCGCTGTCCGGTCTTGTCAGCAAGGCCAAAAATGCACTCGGTATCCATTCGCCTTCGCGCGTGTTCCGCGACATGGTCGGCAAGTACATCCCGCTGGGCATCGGCGTCGGCATCAAGCGCAACACCCCTGCACTGCTAGCTGACGCTGACGAGATGACCAGCTCTCTGGTAGAGCGCGTCAGCGGCGCGTCCGCGGCGGTTGACGTGGCGGCCGGCATGTCGCCGGCTTCCGGGGCAAACGGCGCCCAGGCGGCTTCTGGTGGCGCTGGCGGGCTATCTGTCGAGGACATTATCTACGCAATCATCACTGCGCTCAGCAGGATCGGTACGCTCAAGCTCGACGTCGACCTCAGGACGCTCGCGATGCTGCTCGCGCCGTCAATCGATTCAGAGCTCGGCAAGCGCGACGCGATGGAGGTCTAAATGACTGATTCGAGACTTGGAATCTTCTCCCGTAACGACATGTTCGTCGATGACGGCACGGTCACCGTCAACGGCATCAGGCTTGGCGACATTGGCTGGTACTTGACCTCCGCGCCAGAGGTCGATGCCATTTCATTTGACACGTCCTACACGACCGTTACCGGTACCCACGGCTCTCGCGATATGACACTCGTTGATGCAGGCGGCATGGCCTATGCCGGGAGGCGCACGGTGACGCTCCACCTCCGAACGCTCGGTACGTGGCAGGAAGCCGTCAAGTCGAAACTCGCGCTCGGCTCCATGGTCGGCCTTGAAGCCAGAATCACGTGGCAGGCACTCCCGGGCGATTTCATCGGAAGGCTCGAATCGTCAAGCCCCAGCGAGGTCTGGAGTGGCGGTGTGTTCGCCTACTACGAGATCGACCTCACCATGAGCGCGATGCCGATGCTGTACGGCAGTAAAACGGAGGTGGGCGGTACGAAACTGGTCGTGAGCGGTAACTGCCGAGTTTTCCCGACTTTCACTGCCACGCTCAAGGCCGAGAAGAAGCTGAAGATTTCCCGCGCTGACGGCGTGTTCATCGAGGTTAATGCCGAGAAGAACTTTGCCGCCGGTGCAATCGCCGTCATCGAGACCTCGCCGACCAAATCGCGCGGTGTGTATATCAACGACGTGCTGACCTGCCCGACACTCACATCCGATTTCTTCGACCTGCCAGTAGGGGACTCGATCATCACAGTGGTCGGTGCAAGCAGTATCACGACATCCTACGAGTCGCTATGGCTCATCCCATAGGAGTTGATTCGCATGTCGAAGAGATTCATTCACCTCAATCGCCATGGAGAGTATCTGGGTGAGCTTACACCGCTTCAAGCAGTGCGCACTCGCAATGTCGACCAGTGCGGCATCGATAAGCTGAAGCTCATCCTGCTTGATAACGGGGTGGGCAAGTACGACCGCATCGTCTGCATCGACTCCATGAACCGTGTGTGCGAATGGATCGCCATGTCCACTCGCGAATCGAGGGCATCGAGCGTGCCGGTGTGCATCGTCAACTGCTATGGCTCAATCCAGGAGCTCTCGCGCCACTTCATGCCGACGCTCCGTAGGGGCTCGAATGAGTCGCCTGCCATCGCGCTCCAGAAAGTGCTGGACGGCACGAGGTGGTCGGCGGGACCCTGCGATAAGGGAAGCATCACATATAGCGTCTACCATCAGTCCTCACTCAAATCGCTCAAGGATATCGCCAACGCCGGCGGTCTCGAGGTCGAGCCGGTCATCGAGCTTGCAGCCGACGGCAAGACGATCGCCAGGCGCTCAATATCGCTGCTCAAGCGTCTCGGTCGGGCGAACACGTCGCTCCGCCTCGACTACGGCAGCGGCCTGACCGAGATTGACCGAGTCCTGTCGGCGGACGATGTTGTCACGAGACTCTATTGTTACGGCAAGGGTGTGAAGAAGACCGATGGCAGCGGCGAGGAGACCGGGGGATACTCGCGCAAGATCACCTTCGCCGAAATCAACGACGGCAAGGAGTACATCCAGGACGATTCTCTGCTTGATACTTGGGGGCTCGTCGGTCCCGATGGAACGCTCGTCCATGCCGAGGGCATCTTCGAGGACGGAGATTGCGAGGATAAGGCCGTGCTGCTCGCTGAGGGTAGGGCAGCGCTCGCCGAGCGCTCGAAGCCCGTCGTGAGCTACGAGGGCACAGTCGAGGCCCTCGGTCGCGCCGGTTTCGATGCCAATGCCTGCGATCTCGGCGACAGCGTCCAGATGGTCGACACAACGTTCAAGCATCCGCTTCGCTTGACCGGTCGCGTGTTGGAGATTGAAGAGGACATGCTCGGCGATGGCACTCCATCCACCGTGAAGGTCGGAAACGTAATCGATGGAATCATCAAGCGCGCGGAATCAGTGCAGCAGACCGTCGACCGCCTGACGAGCAGCGCGGGTAGCTGGGACAGCGCCGCAACGCTCGGCAGTTCGTATCTGAACGGCGTGGTGGACGGCTTGAACAGCATCATGAATCAGACCGGCGGCTATACCTACATCAAGCCAGGCAAGGGCCTGTTCGTCTACGACAAGCGCGAGGACGATAACCCGACCATGTGCATCCATATCGGCGGTGGCTACTTCCGAATCGCCAACTCCAAGAACGCTGATGGAACGTGGAACTTCCGCACCCTCGGCAACGGTAACGGGCTCGTGGCAGATGAGATTGTCTCCGGTACCATTAACGCGAATCTAATCCGCGCTGGAATTATCCAGGACAAAGGCGGGAAAAACTACTGGGACCTCGACAACGGGAAGATCGTCTCGAACAATATCGAGGCAACCGGTAGCTTTACTTCCGGAGACGTGTCCAGTCGTGCTTTCACGTTGGACGGTGCGTCTCTTAAGGGTTATAGAGACGGTGCGCTTGTCGGCGAGATCTCGCCCAATGGGCATGGATCTCTTACTAAAAATGGGCAGACGAGGCATTTCTACGGACCGATGATCAGCGGAGAGAAAGGCACCGGCAGCGGCTCGATTATATGCCTATATGCGTCAGAGGGCATTTATGTCGGAAGCCCCCAAGAGGGCTGGCATTTCACTCATAAAGGACTTCAGCGAATTGATACCAATAGTGGCTCTTATTATTTCTTGAACGGTCTCCTCATTGATCTTGTCAATTCGTCGCATTGATGTCCGCAAATGCCGGTATAGGCCGAGCAGGCTGAGCTAGGCAGGCTTATTGGGGAACGTCTGCCCGACCATCATCGGTGTCAAGCAGGTAAAAACTGAGAGGCGGTCGATATGGCCCTCGATGACTTCCGTCGAATCCTAATCGAGATTGACGCGGCGAACGATTACATTGCGCCGATCATCTTGTCGGGAGGCGACATCAACGGTCGAACGATTGTTGTCAAGCTCACCGACAACGGCAATCCGGTACTTAATGTGGGCAGCATCACAGCAAAGCTGGTATATAGAGCTGCCGGTCAAAGCTCCGGCTGGTTTAAAACAATGGAGAAGGTCGACGGATACGGCACTGCTGCCTGGTCTTGTGCGGCCCCCGGCAGCGTCCTTAGATCTGAATACGCGACTTTCGCCATCCAGTTTTGCCAGGGAACCGATGTCCTCTGCTCGCGTACGTTCAGAGCGTCGGTCGACCAGTCGATCATCAACGTCAGCCCTGAGACTGACGAGGGCGATGCCCTTAAAGCTCTTCAAGAAATCCTTGCGTCCCTAAACGAGCAACAGAAGAAATTTGACGCTGCGGAAAAGAAGCGCGAGCAGGACTTTAATACTGCGGTTGATAAAAGTAAAAAAGCCACCAGTGCAGCCGAGAAAGCGGCATCTGATTGCACGTCTGTCACTAATTCCGCCAAAGATTTACTTGTACTTGGACTAGTCAACGTCAACGGGCGAATCTGCCAACGAATCAAGAAAGAGGTAACAAATGGCTGACGAGAACGCTAACGCCGAGAACTATGTCGTGGTAGAAGACCCGCTTATGAGTGACGCCACTGGCAAGGAGCTGGTGAATGTCGGCACGCAGGTTGCCGAGCACCTGAAAAACATCGCAAATCAGGGCATCGAGCCCCAGCAGGCCGCACAGGAGGCACGCGAAGCCGCAGCTGACGCACGCGCCGCGGCACTCGAAGCGCGTGGCAACCCGCCGCAGCCCACGTGGGACGAATCGAAGAAGCGCTATAGCGCCGAAACTATGGCGGCATACGCCCACAGCCACCGCGACGGCAAGATTTACGGCATCAAGGTTCCCAAGAGCCTGATTACCGACTGCATCAAAATCGGTGCAGCCGAGGGTATCGCCGCGCCCACGCCCGGCGTTATCGGCACTCCATGTGTTGACCCGTTTGCCCTGATGGGCAAAGGCCCCCACTGGTATGAGGATGTGAACGGTGGCGCTGACCCCGACGGAACGCCGTTCGTTGACGGCATCGAGGGTGACGGTCGGTTCTCGCTCACCGACAACGGACACGGCAACAACGTCTACGTCTTGAAAAACGTTATCTGGAACAAGTTCGAGGTAGACGTTGACCCCGATTACATCTGGTGGTTCTACTCCGATACCCGCAAGGCGGGCTATGAGCCGAACCCGCAGGCGTGGCTGCCCGACGGCACCCTGCGAGACTACATGCTCACGCCGAAGTACGGAGCATCCAAGGACGCGAGCGGCAATCTGCGCTCCGTGTCCGGCGCACCGCTCTACATCCGAAAGCTGAGCCACGACAGCGGCATCGACGAAGCAAAGACCGCGACCACGGGCTACTCGCTCAAGTCGGTCTATGACGACTGGTATATCAAGTTCAGCTACATCACGCGTTACGGCACCAAGAAATTCCAGAAGCTGTTCACGGGATGCTCCAACTACAACGTGCAGGTCGCTCCCGTGCTTGCCGAGTCTGGCGTGAAGCGCGTAGTCGTGAGCGCCGCCGACGGCGCGAAGTTCCTCGACGGCTCGTCCGTGTCGCTCGGCACACACGACACGGGCAACTCGGGCGCGAGTGTTGGCAGTGATCGCAACGCGGCCAAGAATTACGATGTGTTCGATATGAAGCGAATCATCAGCCACGAGACGCTTGCTGACGGCAGCGTGGCACTGAATATCGAGTGCGATAAGGCGTTCGACACGGGCACGTCCTACCTGCTGTCCACCATGCCGTGGTGGACTGGCGTGACAGACGCTGTGGAGGGTGACGGCTCTCCGTCCTCGAACCTGAGCGGCAAGGAGCCGTGCAAGGTCGGCGGCGTGGAGGTGATGTACGGAGCCTATGAGCTTGTACACAGCGTCATGCAGCAGTCGGTCGGTGACGGCTTCTACTTCATCGTCAACCCTGACACGCGTAACGAGAAAAAGGGCGCGGTCGCGCCCGGCGCTATCGAGACAGGCGTGCGCATGGTGGATGATGGCACGTGGCCAATCACCATCGTCAACGCACATGGCCTGCTGGTCGGTCAGGGCAAGGGCGGCAACTCGAACGGCGGCCTGTGCGATGCTGTATACAACTCCAAGCCCACGGATAAGGGACTTCGTGAGCATCTGACTTCGGGCGTCCTGTGGAGCGGTTCTGACGCTGGGCCTTGGTATGTCAATGGCAGGAACAGGCTCGACAGGGCGAACTGGGGCATCTGCTCTCGTCTCTCTGCCACGGGTCGCGGGGGTGAGGAAGCCCAAGCGGCGAAAGCCGCGTAGGGGCTGACGAGGGGGCTTGCCCCCTCACATCCCTTTCCTTTGGGGGTTCACGGTACGTGGGCTGATGTTTTCTTCGGGCAACCTGAGGAACGGTTCTGACGCTGGGCCTTGGTATGTCAATGGCAGGAACAGGCTCGACAGGGCGAACTGGAACATCTGCTCTCGTCTATCTGGTTGTATCTCATTCATTCGCCGTGTCCTCCCGCCGCCGTCATTTTGGCGGCGAGCGGGTCTAACCCAGCTTAACTAAGTGAAATTTTGGCTAAAGACCGCCGGGCCAGTAGCCGTGCGCGACCGCTCGGGTGCCAACCAGAGATACGGAAGACGGGTCTATATTTGAAACGCTATTGCAAGAAACTCGCGCTCACACGACAGCTGTTGGAGGACGGCTACGCCGACTGGCTGGCGTGCGAGAGCGGGAAGAAGAACGGGTGGCGTGTCCGCAAGGAGTACGGCACCGCCGCCGCGCTACTGGACGAGATCGAGCGCGAGATACGCGACCGCTCGCTCACGTTCCGACCGCTCCATTCCTATGACAAGGTGGACGGCACGAGCGGCAAGGTGCGCCACATCACCGTGGAGAGCGTCAAGCAGCAGGTCTGCGACCACATCGCAGTGGTGGCGCTCATGCCGCTGCTCCGCGCACGTGTCGGCAGGCACCAGTACGGCTCGACGAAGGGCAAGGGCGCGGTAGCCGCCAAGCGCCGCGTCATGCGCTACATCCAGCGCCACACCCGCTTTGTCCACATGGACGTGCGCCACTGCTACGAGAGTATGCACACCGAAATGGTGATGGTGGTTCTCGGGCGCTACGTGGCGCGCGAGTGGCTGCTATACCTCGTGGGAGCGTTGCTGTCCACCTACGGCGGGTGCCTGATTCTCGGCAGCTTTCTGTGTCTGCGTTTGGCTCAGTTGATACTTTCGTTCGGCTACCACCACGTGGAGTCGCTGGGCAAGCTCAGGCGCGGTCGATTCCATGCGCTGGTCGGCAAGATGCTTTGGTATGCGGACGATGTGTATCTGTTCGCCGATTCAAAACGCGATCTGCGCATGGCGGCGCGGAGCCTAGAGCGCTGCGTTGCCGAGTTCGGCTTGAAGCTAAAACCATGGAAGGTATGCCGCTGCGATCAGCCTTGCATTGTCGTGAAGGGCCGCAAGCGTCCCGTCGCTGAGCCGTGCGACATAGCGGGGTTCCGCGTGTGGCGCGACCACGTAGCGCTGCGCGAGCGCATCTACCTCCATGCCGTCCGTGCCTTCGGCAAGTTCTCGCACAGACCTACCGAGCGCATCGCTCGCCGCGCGTGCTCGCTGTGGGGCTACCTGAAGCACTCGGACTCACGCGGGACGTGCAAATCGCGGGGTATCCCGCAGTTACTATCGCAGGCGAAAGCCTACAGCTAGGAGGATTACATGGTCGAGACTTATTACGGCCCCAAACCCGAGCGCGTACACGTGGAGCATCTTGACGGACGCACCCACGTGTGGCTGGTCAAGGATGCCAAGCGCGACACGGTAGACCGTGGGCCAGACGAGCACAATGCCGTGGAGGTCTATACGGGCAAGACGCTCTACTTCACCATGTGGGGCACCGTGACCGCCGATGAGGTAGAGCGCGGCTTTGACGCCCTGTGGTCGGAGCACGAGCTTGACGGCATCGGCGATGCCGAACGCATCGGCGCGGTCGAGCAGGCAACAACCGACAACGGCAAGCAACTGGAGACGGCTTTTCAAGCCCTAGCCGAGCTTGGAGACATGATCGCGACGGTTGGAGGTGGAGCCTGATGGCGGCAATCTACGCGACGCTCATCAAGGACGGGGCGATTAACCCCAAGACAAATGAGCCGTGGAAGGTGGAGGACGTGAACGTGATTTGGCGTGCGTCCGTCAAAAAGCTACTGGACAAGTAGGACTAGGCCCCGCAAGGGGCCTTTTCTTTTGCGCGGGGGACGGTGACTCGATACTGCCGTGGAAGGGAGGTGATGCGATGGACGCAGCAATCATCAACTCGGCCCTGTCGTGGTGTGTAGCCGCCCTTTTGGGGGCTGTACTGGTGACCCTAAAGCGGCTCTATAGCCTAATCCTCGCCAATCAGGAGGGCACCAAAACCCTGCTCCGCAGCAGGCTCTACGACATTCACGAGCGCACGGTCGAGAAGGGTTATTGCCCTGATGTACGCAAACGCGAGACCGAGCAAGTCTACACGGCATATCACGCACTCGGCGGCAATGGAGTTGGCACGCAGTACTACCAAGAAATCCTAAATGCGCCAGTGTGCGCGGAAAGGGGATAGCCATATGACTACCGAAGTCATTATCCGCAAACTGACCAGCCGCAAGTTCTGGCTTTGCGCTGCCGCTTTCCTTGGCAGCATCGCCGCGAGCATCGCTGGCATCACTACAAGTAACGAGACAGTCGCTATCGTCGGCACTGTGTGCGGGGTAATCAGCGCCGCTATCTATGCAGCAGCTGAGCAGGCGGTCGATGCCGCCCGCCTGAAAGCAGGTGGAGCGAATGGCCGAGACTAAGCGTGCATTTCCGCGCCGCGCCCTTCTGGTCGCCGCGCTTTCCCTCGTAGCTGCCCTCGTAGCCCCGTGCAAGGCTGAAGCCTACCAGAGCGTCAACAAGTACGTATCTAACGGCCACGGCTACCTCAATGCGAGCTACCTCGTCATCCACGAGACGGCGAACCCCGGCGCTTCTGCCTACAACCATACGCTATTTTGGTCGCGCGACGATACCTATGCCGTCCATCATGTGATGGAGCTGGACGGCTCCACCGTATACAACACCGTGCCGGAGAACCGCTTGTGCTGGCATGTTGGCAACGGCAATTACGCCACCATCGGCATTGAGCTGGCGCACGCCACCAACGCCTCCGACTTCTCCAAGCAGTGGGGCGAGGCGGTCAAGTGGGCTGGCGACGAGCTGCGTGCCCACGGTTGGGATACGTCCCGACTATTGAGTCACTACGAGGCGGCTCAGCGCTGGGGCGGCAGCGATCATACTGACCCGAACGGTTATTTCGCCCAGTATGGTAAGAGTTGGTGGGAGTTCAAACAGGCGGTCGCCGCTTACCTCGGTTCCGGCTATGTCGCGCCAATCGCGCCTACCAACGGCAACGGCGGTACGTATCAGCCCTCCACTTCTGCTACTCGCACGAGTTTCCCGAAGTCCACGGGCAAGAGTGTGAACATCCACTATGCTCTCCATAATCGTTATGCCACGTGGAACGAGGCTGTGACCAACTTTAATGACAGCAACTCCGAGGGTTTCGCTGGCATGCCCTACGGCTCCCACGACATGCTGATCGCATGGGTGGACAGCGGCACTCTTCGCTATCGTGTCCACACCAAGGAGAGCGGCTGGCTTGATTGGGTACAGTCTGCCAACTACAACGATTCTGTGAATGGCATGGCGGGCATCTGGGGCCAGACCATCGACGGCGTTCAGATGTACTACATCACGCCCAACGGTGACTACAAGCAGGTCTACTACCGTTCTCAGGACGTCGCACACGCTGGCTACTGGGACGAGGTGTGCGACGACGGCACCACCTACGGCGGCGATGACTATGCTGGCATGTACGGCTATGCGCTCGACCGCTTGCAATGCTACGTGTCTGACGGTACCCGCCGATGATGGGCATCGTCGTAGCCTTTATCTTGGGCTCCACCTTCGGTAGCCTGATTTTCTTCTTGGCTCTATGCCTTGTGGGTGCGTTCCGAGACGATTAAAATAAAGGCGCAATACAAACCTCGTTTGAGGTTATTGGCCCCGCTCCCAAATTGATGGAAGTGGGGCCAATTTTTATCTAGCGGTTGCACCCGCGTCCTAACTCAGACCATAAGTTCTTAAATATGCAGGTCTATGGAGACCTTACAAACCGTATAACTGCACGATAGAGCACTATGCTAACCTATGGTAGCCTTAGCATGCGCAACATCCAGTAACGGATTTGTACATGCTAAGAGCGTCCTGCGCAGCGGGGCGCTCTTTTTGTGTAAGGGCGTGAACAATCACGCTCTGAAGCGTGGCGGGGGCAGGGGGCCCGCGTCACATGAGAAGCCCGCAGGCAAGGGGCCTGTGGGGTAAAGGAGAACAATGACACTCGTATCCAAGACCTTTGAGCTGTACGGCAAGACCTACACCTTTGAGTCCGGCGAGCTTGCCAAGCAGGCCACCGGCGCCTGTCTGGTCAAGCAGGGCGACACCACGATGCTCGACACCGTGGTCGTCTCCAAGGAGCGTAAGAACTACGACTTCTTCCCGCTGACCGTCGACTTCAACGAGAAGATGTACGCCGCCGGCCGCATCCCGGGTGGCTACCTCAAGCGTGAGGGCCGTCCCAGCGAGAAGGCCACGCTCACGGCCCGTATGATCGACCGCCCGATTCGTCCGAGCTTCCCGGACGGCTTCCGCAACGAGGTGCACATCGTCGCCACCTCGCTCGTCGCCGACCAGGTCAACCCCTTTGACGTCATCAACGTCATGGGTGCTTCCCTGTCAATGACGCTCGGCGGCGTGCCCTTCG